GATCATCCTTCATCTTGTCGTGCTGGTGCATGTTCATCATGTGCTATGAAGATTGTAGAAGGAACAGTAGATCAAGAAGAGCAATCCTTTTTGGATGACGATCAATTAGAAGAAGGATATGTGTTAACATGTGTAGCACAACCTACTTCAGATGTTACATTATTAACTGAACAAGAGGAGAATTTATACTAATGAGAAAACAATTAATTAATGCATTATTAGCACATGCTCAAGGTGACATTGCAAAGCATAGAGCAAATGTAGAAGTTTATCTTGCTAACCCTGTAGGTATTGGTGAACATTCTAATATAGTTGAAGCAATTGAAGAAGAGATTAATATGATCGCTAAGTATCAGGATCAAATTGATGTTATAAATACTTACTTCAGAAGTAAAGAAAAGGTACAAAACCTTAATGAAGGACAAGAAGGCAGCGAAGTTAATTATCAAGAGGGCTAAAGAACATCCAGAATGGTACTCGACAGATGATGTTAAGTATGCTAAGATGATTAAGAGACGTATCAAGCAGGAGAAGAAACTCCATGACGAAGAAACAATTCAAGAAGATAGACAAGAAGGGGCGTGAAGAAACTTGGGAATGGGAAGAGACTGATGAAGTGCGAAAAGCACTAGATAGATTACATCAGAGTATGCGTGAGGCGAAAGGTGACCAGTGAAGAAGATAGATTCACTCTCATGGATGAGGGTGAATTAGTATCCGAGTGTTTGCAAATTGCATCCCTACTTGGTGGTACCTGCGAAAGAACCAATACACTCAATAGTATTGGTAGGTCTTCTAAAAAAATTATTATCGAATATGATATAAAACATAAGGAGACAAAATGAAAAAAATTAAACAAGCAGTATATAATGTTAAAGAGTGGGACAAAAAAGTCGCAAAAAAAATCCAAGATAAATTTTCACTCACAGACTATCAAATGCTTTGTCTTGCATTTGCAAAAGGATTCGTTATTGGAGCAATAATACTATAGTGACTATTGTTGATGATTTGGCAAAGGTAATTCGCACCTCTTGGAATGACTTACCTGATATAGAATGTTTAGATAATGACTTCCCTGAGTTAACTAAGGAGGATCTTTACATTTCTAATGAGATGAGGAAATGTACTGGTCTTCGCAAGATTCATTTAGAAGTTGCTAAGGCAGGAAAACTGGATGTATTACATTGTGTATACTTTCCAGATCCTAAGTACGTTCTTCCTATATTTGGATGTGATATTATTGCTACACCGTCAATGGTTACTGCTGCAATAGTTGATATATCTCCTATTAGTGGATCAAATTACATCTATGAAAGGGTAAAACCTATTTGTGATGTATTTAATTTTAATGAACCTCGTCCTTTACCAGAATGGGGTGATATATTTTCACCTTATATGAAATTTCAACGTATAAGACAGGTTGAGGAACAAAGAAAATTCCTTGATGTTTTAATGGAATACCTTATTATATACTGTGATGCTGTTAAGGTTGCACAACAAGGATCACCATTAACAACAGCACAAAGGATGGCAGACCAAATTAGATACTCTGTACAACAGAGAAAGAATCCTAAGACATTAGCAGTTCTTTCTAATTGGTTTGATAAAGACTGGGCAAATAATTATATAAACAACATACTATTCTGTACTCCATGAAACCTATTAGATGGGAAGCATACATTTTATTACCTTCTAATAGGTTACAGAAGGTAGAATTTTTGTCTGTATCTAATCTTAGAGAAGATGCAGAGAATGTATGTAAGGCACAGTTTGGTGTTACTGATGTAAGACAATTAAAAAGATTATGGAACTAAATGATTTAAACGTTAACAACGTACTTAACGAGATACGTCCTTTCATTGAAGCAGATGGAGGATACCTTGAATATGTTGCAATAGATTACCTTAAAGAGGGACCAATTGTAATGGTGAGATTGTTGGGTGCATGTGCAGGATGTTCTATGAGTGCTCAGACTATGACTATGGGTATCGAACGTTTAGTTAAAGAAAGATTTCCTGAAGTAACACAGGTAGTATCAGTATAAATAGATCTGTAGGAAAACGTATGATGATTCGTGGCAACTAAGAAGATTTCACAACTGGAAACGATTTCGGACGCTAACCTGTCGGGAGAAGCGATTCTTCCTGTTGTGGTGTCTGACCCATTGATTCCTAATAGAAAAGCAAAAGTTAATCAGTTGTTTAGAGGAGTATCGCAAGGTACAAAAGCAGCACCAGGTATAGCTTTTGATTTGGACAGAGACACTGGTTTCTATCAAACAGCATACGATCAATTGGGTATCGCATTTGGTGATGGTGGTTTCTATTGTTCTCGTATTGATAACGGTAACAGTAGCACATCATTATACATTACTGCACAAGATGACGTTGCAACCAATACTGATATTGTTCTCGCACCGAAAGGTACGGGTGCTGTTAAAGTAACGGGACAATTCTTGATGGAAGATGGATCTTTCATATTGGAAGATGCACAAGGACCAAAAGCAAGATTTGAAGTAAGTAATGTTGGTACTGGTACTAATACCAGAATCATGACATTACCTGCTATTACCTCTGGTAACGGTACTACACTTGTTGGTGCTGATACACAACAAACATTGACTAACAAAACTATTCTTATTAATGAGAATAACTTTGTTATCGTTGACGGGACTGAAGAAGCAATTTTCCAGATTAACTGGGCAACTACTTCAGGTGCTCGTCGTTCTTATTTCTTACCTGATGCTGGATCAGTAACTACAACTTCTGAACCAACTGCTACATCATCTACTTTACTTGATACTAAGGCAGAACAAACTGCATTAAGCAAGACTTTCGTTAATTTGAAACTTGCTGCTAACGCAGAGTCTGCAACAGCATCTGTTCAGTGGAATACTGATGCAGTAACCTCTAACAGGATTATAACAATGCCTGATCAGAGTGGTACTGTTGTAATGGAAGATACTACTCAGATTATGAGTAACAAAAGTATCAAGGCATTGCAACTTGCAGATACAACTGATGTAACTAAAAAGATTACATTTGATGTAAGTAATCAGAACACATTATCTAATGAGAGTTTTCAGGTTCCTCCAACCAATAACCTAAATAGATCTGGTAACCATAACGTAATAGTTACTGAAAGAGGCGACCAAGGGTTATACTATAAATCAATGTATAACATGTCGTTGAAAGATTCAACTAATGTCGCTGCATCAGTTGTTCTTTCTGCTGAAGGGATCACTGGTCCTCGAACTATTAAGTTCCCAGATGCTGATGCTACACTATTGTCTACTGAAAACGTAACTCTTGAAGATGTTACATTTGGTGCTGGTATTGGAGCAAACAACCTTACTGGGTTAACAAGACAACAACAATTCTTTTACGCTGGATTCTAATTAACAATGGCAGATCAAGGACTCTTAGCACAAGCGAAACCTGCAGGTACGACGAACACAGTCCTGTATGCTGCACCTATTGACGCTTCCGCAAGTGCTATATTAAATATTGCAAACGATGGATCGGCATCCCAATGGGATCTCGCTCTTAAAGATTATGATCAAAAATTAACTTTAGATGCATCAACTTATGCATTACATAAAGGTGATATAGTTTCAGGATATAGGGTAAATCTTAACACTCCTGTACCTGCTGCTGCAACATTAGCAGGTAGTACATTATTAACATCAACGACTGGAGAAAAGTCGTTTAAGTTTGAATCGTATTACATTGCACCATATACAGAAATATTCGTAAAAACATTTGCTATTCGTCAGATAACATTAGAATCAGTTAGTGGTACTCCCGCAGTTGGAGAGACTATAGTTAAGGGAAGTGGTGGTAATACAGCAACAGCAACAATATATGCAGCAGCAGTAGGATCTGGTACAACTAATGTTTATATCGGACCTACAACACTTGCTGGATCTGGAGCAGAATTTGTTGCAGGTGATTCTGTAACTGCATCTGGTGGTGCTACTGGTACTATTGCATCTGGTGGTGTTGGTACAGCAAATAATGAATTTGCTTTCTCAACTACAACTGCTGGTGGTACATATGACCTTTACTTAGGTACTACGTTCACAGTATTTGGTGACAGAGCATATCGCTTCAACGTTGCTGATGCTTCAATGAGTGGTAGAGATTTCCATATATCTACTACTGTTAATGGTGAGTGGGGTCCTGATGGTACATTTGGTAACTCTGATGATGGTACTGAATATACTACTGGTAAAACGACCAATGGTACTGCTGGATCCAGTGGTGCGTATGTTCAATATGATCTTTCAGCGAATTCCACTTTATCATCAAGTTATTACTTCTATGATGGTGGTACTGGTACTGCTGCTAATGCTAACTATGGTGGATCAGATCGTCTACTAACAACTTCAACTGAATATTCATATGATTCATTATATGTTTATGACATTGAGGGAGATTGGTCAGGTGGTTCAGATCAGTTCACTCATAGTGGTACAACATATACAGTATCTTCTGTAACTGCTGGTCCTTATGGATACATCCGTAGTTATAGCGGTACAACTGCATATGTTGTCAAGGGTACTAACTCTGCTGATTTTGCAGGTACTAATACTTTCAGGGATAATCCGAAAGTTGGTTCTACTACAAGGAATACGGTAACTGTAAGTAGTGTTGGTGTTGCAACTGCTGCTGTAGAGGCATCAAACTATCTCTATATTAATAATGATAATGCTGCAAATAATGTAATTAAGATTACCTCTCTGGTAATTGGACCTGGTGAGCGATTGGTTGTAGAAAGTAATTCACAAAACAATATCTTTAGTTTGATTGGTTTTGAGGATACTGCTGCATCCTTTACTACAAGAGTCTTCGATCCTGCTGCTACAGTTGGTGGCGGTGGTTCAGGTTAGATTCCATCAATAAATAACTAAAAGCACGTAAATAGGTAATGTCACTAACTAGGTTAAAGAATATTATTACGTCCCGTACGGGACGTATTA